TTGTACTTGTTGATCTTCCGTTGCTGGGCCTTGCGGACAAGGCCGTACACTCGGGTAATCTCGTGAATCTCACCCATCAGGTGCTTGTTGGTGAGTTCAGTTGGTTCTACTACGTTGATACGGGTCATTAATCACCTACGGGGCTAAATTCGAAGTAACTTGGTATGCCGAACTGTTTGTAATACTGCACACGCCATCCAGCCTCTGCAAAGATTTCTTCGAAGTCGAGATAACCGTGTTTAAAAACATCGCTACGTACCAATCCGGGCTCGCGCTCCAAGATCGCATCGATAATGCTGTCTTGGTGAATGATGCAGTAGGTCCTACTATTGCAGTTCTCCACCAGCAGCTCGTTAACCACATCGATGACCCACTGAGGGATATCTTTGCGGCGGCGTGCCCTCAGTTGTGCAGGCGTGATTGCTATTGGCATTGCTTTTCCTCCAGTTCAATGATACGACGAAGCATGGCTTTCAACTCTTCCTGCTCCTCGTGTGTGAATTCGTTTCGATCTTTGATTACTCTATCAAGAATATTCACCACAATCAAGGGGGCGATGCCGAATACCCAGAAGTGAGCGAACAACATGATGACGATACGTCCCGCTGCTGTCTTTGCTGCAATGTCACCATAGCCAATGGTGAGAGACGTTACGTTGGAGTACCACAAAGCATCTCCATAGCTCATTTCCTCCACCACACTGATGATGCCAGCACACAGGAATAGGCTGAGGAAGTAAACAAGGAAGATGGCTCTCAGGTTGCCCACCAGAAACAGGATGATCTTTTGCATACGTTACCTCGTGTTTGGTTGATGAGGGTATTTTACAGGATTGGCTATTCGTGTCAACAGTTTTCTCAGACAAAAGAAAACCCCGCCGAAGCGGGGGTTGTTCTTAGATGCGAGCCACACCGTGATACTTACGCAGACCTACATCGATCTGACGAAGGGCCTTCTGGTGTTCACGCAGGGCCTTCTCCAGCTCACGCTGCTTTGCTTCGAGTTTGGCAATGGCTGCCAGCTCTTTTGCTGCTGCAGTCATGTAAGCCTTGACGCTACGCTTCTCGACTGCTGCACCGCCTTGACGCGGAGGCTCAAACTTGTCCAGATGGACATAGGTGCGGTCGCCATCGCTGTCTTTGAAGTAAGGGTTGGCGCTATCGTCGTCTTCGGTGAACTCGTAGACATCACCATCCTTGGTGGTGTAAAACTGACCAATCTCGAAGCCAAGGTTTTCAGCAGGAGTACACTTTCTCTGGGCGAACTTTTCGTCCCACTCAGGCGAGTTGATGAAGTCGATCATCTCACGGAGCTGTGCCAGACGGTATTCACCGTACTCACCCTTCCAGTAGTCTTCCACGTTGTCGAAGGTACGTTCGGGGTCGTAATCATAGTCTGCGCTGCCCTTCACCGGATAATGGTACTTACCGGAGTAAGACGGTACACGACGAACGAGGTTGTCTTTTGTGCGCTCCATCTGGCGGTAGACTTCACCGTGGTACATGTTGTCGATGTTACCACAGATGCCGTAGCCGGGAGAGAAGCCATCGATCTTGGAACCGTCAGCCAGATACTGCTCAGCTGCTTGCAGAATCTTGGTGAAGTTGTTGAGCATCAGCTGTTGCAGAGAAGTCTTGGTCATACTGGTAAACCTCCGGGTTGTTGTCTGGTGCGTATTATGCGTGAACGTGATTACTACGTCAAGCGCTTTTAACAATTTTCAGGCCCCGAGCCCGAAGGGTGTTCTCGATATCCAGAATCTGGCGCTTCAGTGCAGCCTCTTTCTCTTGAACAGGCTTCAGCTTGTCTTCAAGCTTCTTAACCTGCTTCAGCAGAAACTCCACAGACTTGCCACTGAACTCTTCCGATACAGCGAACAGGTTGATGTAGACCATGCCGCCACGCCCCTCAATGGCGTGAGGACCATAGTTAGCGCCCTCTTGTTTTTCGATACCATTGTTCACATCAGACAGTGCACCAGTCGCAATATCGCTGCCGTTGAAGTTGCGGGGATGATGGCTCAGCCAGTGCCAACCACGGCTGTCACGGGCGAGGAACTTAGCCCACTTGGGAGCTGCATTCAGTTGTTCGGCAGTGATGCCTACGGCATCGGCTGTGGTTTGCATACGGTCAGGAAGATGTTCGAAACGCTGCATGGTGTTCTCCTCAGTGCTGGTTGAAAGGTCTTATTTCTTGCCACCGAAGCTTGCTTCGATCTGCTTCAGGGCTGCCTGAATACGTGCTTGCTTGGCCGTTTCAAGTTTTGCCCTAAGACGTTCAGTAGCAATGTACTGCGGGATGTAGCATGTGTGTACAGTCAATGCTCGAAGCTCGCGTTCCAGACGGAACAACTCTTCGCGGATCACCGTGAAACGGCGACGCTCTTCGTAATACGCCTGTCCATCTGCATATTGGATGTATGCTAGAGCCGACGCTTCTGCATCTAACTGTTGCTTCAGCTCTTTGATCCGTGCTTCTAGCGAAACTACCTTATCCATCTCAGTACCCTTTTATTTATCGTTGAGGCTATCTTACAGCCTTGAGTCCAGTGCGTCAAGCACATCTGCATCGATCAGTCGTTGAATTTGCCTATCGATGCTCTTGTTGTGATTGGAAACGCTAACAGCGTGCCCTACCCAGACGATAACCCACAGGCCCGTGAGCAGGGTCAGCAAGAGATGGATGCAGTGCATGAAGAATCCAACACGCTTCTTTCGCATCTCCAGTACAGCGATATATCCGTTACGCATTCAGGGCCTCCAGCTCATTGATTTGGGTTTCGAGTGCAAGGGTTTGCTCCGCAAGTTCCTGCTGCATCTTGCGCTTAACGGCTTGCTGCTCTCGCAGTTTTTCCAGCATCTCGGTCACGTTGACCAATTCGAGGCCAGTCTCACCGACCAGAAAATCTTGACCGCCATCAGTAATGGCCACAATCACTTGTGACATATCACTTGTCAGGTGTGGCGAGCTTCCCAGAACCTTATATACCGTATCACGGTCTGGCATACCACGGCTCTTCCACTTGGTAAGGCGCATAGCTTCTGCGAGTTTGTTGTAGGTGTCGTAGGTACGGCCCCTGTTTACCACTACAACTGCTTGTCCTGCTTTAAACATATCTCTCTCCTATTCTGTGAGCAGCTGAAGCTGCCGGGTGTATTTCTTGATACGCTTTGCGTTGCCCTCGATAGTGCTTTGTGTGAGGTTGCAAAGAGTATCTGCGATCTTGACGATTCTTGCAAGAGGAATCTCACGAATCTCCTGAATGTATTCGTCGTAGTCGAAGCCTTCTTCCTTGGTCAGGTATTGTACTGCCATCAGGATATCGGCTCCGAAAGCATCGAACAACTCTTTCTCGGTGCAAGCTGTGTCCTCCAGAATATCGTGGAGGTAAGCCACAGCAATAGCACGGTCATCACCGCCCATCCGCTCCACCATGCGCGCTACTTCCATAAGATGAGCGAAGAAGTAGTCACGGTTGCCGTAAAGCTGCCCCATGTGCCAGTAGCGGGCCTTGGCTGCCGCCTCGAAGAGCATTCCTTGGTCTTTGTATACGTGGGTCATTTTCCATCGGCCTCCAGCTTATCGATCACAGCATCCCAGATTTGGGCAGCAAACACGTTGAGGTCGCCGTCAACTTTACCACACAGGGCGTTTACCAGTACACTCTCTCGTGGAGATATTTCTTGTACCAACTCACCAGCAAACTGCCGAACCCGATTGCGCTCAGATGTAGTTAGTTTACCCGCATCTCGCGCCAGAGATGCTGCAACGCAGAAGAATTGGGTCTTTCCGCGAGCCACGCACAAATAATCTGGCTCAGGTTGGGAGTAGTATTCCCGAGCAATCTTCATCAGGGTAGAGAGTTTACGGGGTTTGAAATGGCGGTAGATAGCCTTCCACGGAATCTCGAAGAAGACACCATACAGTACCACTACCAAAGCCAGAAACACCGGGAAATATGCCAGAAGCCCCGCGAAAGTGAGAGTCATAGCTTACTCCTCGAAACGAATGGTGGTGCCGTTGGTCTTGATTTCGGTGACGGTTTCGCAGTTGACGTTGCGACGCTCCGGGTTGCCTTTGGCATCTTTGGTCGGCAGGATCACACAGACATACTTCTCGAAATGGGCTGCGTTGTTCTTGCCGTCTTGACCTTTTACATGGCCGTAGTTGCCAGTGAGAGTACGCATGGTGCCATCTTGCTTCTTGAAGGTGACGGTGAACATGCGGCCACCGTTGTCGGTCAGCAGTTGACGGATCATGCGAGCTTTGTTGGTGGTCTTCACTACGTTAGTCATGATGTTTCCTCCGCTTCGTTGTGCCGTTGTTGGCGTGTGTGAGTATTTAACCAAAAAGAAAGGGGGCTGTCAAGCCCCCTTTGGTTAAAAATATCCGTGTTGGATAGCGAAATTTTTGATCCAGTCGGCATACGCACGATGGCCTGCTGCTGTCAAGTGGACAGCCCAGTTAACCTGAATCTCTGCCGGGGTGTAGAAGTTCGGGGTCATGGCAGCAAAAGCTGTGCCATCACGACTGAGGAACTTACATACATCCGGGTACTCTACGTTGCAGATATACGCTCGGTTCCAACGGTAGTGGTCCAGAGTAAGACCAACCTTATTCTTGTTAGCTTGATCACTGCGGTAGATCAGGTCAACAACCATCACGCGCTTTTTGGTTCGACGTGCATAGTTGAGAATGTTTCTGAACGAGGTAACGGTTGCATTCATGTTCACCCCAAGGCCAAAATCATTGGTCCCTGCTTGAATGATGATGCACTTGGTGAAGCTGAAAGGACCACCAATCGCCTCTAGCGCTGGCACGATATTAGCAAAACCACCTGCCCCGCCTGCACCGAGCGAAGAGCCCGGCCCACTCAGATTTCGAATGTGTACGCCTCGCTCCTCTTGGATCAGGTTGACGGCCAGTTGACGCGGATGTCCTTTAGGACCACCGATCACGCTGGGGTATACTTCCGAGGTAATACTATCTCCGATCAGCACGCACGTTGCTGGGTCAGCGGCTTCGGCCTTATTGGTGAAGCTGGCTGCAATGAAACAGCCCAACGAGAAGCAGAGCACCAGCCAGAGGATGTGAATAGTTTTCTGCATCATTCTGTCTCCTTCCAAGTGTCGCGCTTCCCACGGCGGGCATCACGACGATTACGATCTTCTTTGCGATTCTGACGCTTTGCTTCGCGGTATTCGAAGTCACTGCGGAATTGGTCAGCACTCACTTGACGCATTGTATATCTCCTTACTTGTTATTCTTTACTGCTGTTGCGGTAGCGTACCAGGGGCTGCCCTCGATTGCATCGACAGCAATGTAGTGACGGATATCTGACTTAGATACACCGCCTACACACGGGGCATCGCCCTCAGCCTCTACGTCCTCAATTCGCAGTGTCACCCCTCTCGGGTAGGCACCATACCAGATGTGGTTTTTGTTCAGCTTGAAGGTTACTACCATACCAGCTTTTACAGCAACTTCCCCGAACATAACGTGATCTTTCATAAAACCTCCTGTGTTTTCGATTGACTTATATTACAGCGCTTCTACAGCTGCGGCAACCAGATTTTGTTGTTGCTTGATCAGAATGGCACGTTGCAGCTCTTCCTCAGTAAGCTCGGAAAGGATGAAGGCCAGCAGCTCGGCGGGCACACGGCCCGCCTTGACAGCTTTTACATCATTTGCAAGCTCTCGGTAATCTCCGAAAGTCACTTGCCACCTCCTACCGGAGTCAGCTTCTGCAGAGCTGCTTCCAGATCAGCTTTCAGGTAGGTCTTGCCGTTCAGCTCGACAGTTTCCGGTTTAGCTTTACGCTTCGGAGCTGCTTCGATGCTGTAGGTGGTGCGGGCAACCATTACATTTTCTTCACGAGGGTCTGCATCGAAGGCAGCCATGTGCATGACGCCGTAGTAGACATATCCCTTTTCATCCGTGAACAAGAAGTTCTCTTTGAGTAGGGAGGGTTTTTGCCCGTGAGCTTTCCAGCGATAGCCCAGAGAGAACAGAGTCTCTTGCACTTGACGGCTGTGCTTCGAGTTGCGAACGTGGAATTTCATTGCTTTGAACATAGGTTTCTCCTCTTTTTGTGGGCGTTCTTGCAGTTTATGATAGTCTACCGGCAGGCCGAATCCATGATACCAAGCACCACCGTGGCTAAACCAGTAGCTACGATCAGACTCACCACTCCACTCATACCAGACAACCTTATCGACGCCTTTGCGAGCGTGGGTAGCACGCTCTGGAGCCTTGCTCCAATCAATCTCCGGTGTGGCTTTGATTTTCGGGCGCTCTATTAAGGTTTTGGCAAGAGGCTTGCCATGATTGCCGTGCCACCGCTTATCTTTGTCTTTTGGATTGTAGTAGAAGTAGTCGTACCCAAACTTACTGTCCAGCTTGTAGAAATACCGTGTGCCTATCCAATCCCGCCCAGCATGGGTGGCGTCGTCAGGCGCCTCGCTCCAATCGATATAGTCTTGCATCAGTAAACTCCTTCTTTGAACGGCTTGAGTAAGTGCTGCTTACGCTTGAAGCGTTTGATGTAGTCATCTTCGCCCAAAGCGTTGTACAAGTCAAGCACTTTGTCGTAATTTTCCCACGCATACTCACGGAACCAGCCGCTGGTGATGCTCGTGCATACCTTCATCAGCGCCAGCTCGAAGCTATAGCGCGGATTTGGTTCGAAGTTGAACGGAATCTGGCTACGCTCCAGAGCCAGCACACAGCTCTCCTCATACACACCATACAGACGAATCTGCTCTGGCACAGCGAAGAATTTCTCCTTGCTGGTCATCACTTGAGCCCCGTCTTGCATGTAGTAGGTGTACGCTGGACGCGGAGCTTCACCATAGTTATCTGCCAGCAGGGCGACAGTCTCGTGAATGCTATCGTGATCGTACACGTAGTTCACACCATCACCGTTGAAGAACTCACCCTTGCTGACATTTAGCTTCGGATGGTTGTAAACGTAGGTTTCAGCCTCACGCTTTGGCAGCCACTCTTGCGAGAACGGACTCAGCTCGATACCCAGAGCGCGGAAGTGTTGAATGCTCCGCATAGTCTTCAGGAAGTGTGGACTATCCTTCAGGTAGCGGTGGCTCAGCTTCAACGCCAGCAGCGTCTCAGGAGCTGCGTGGGTGTAGTCTGGGTAGCGCTCCAGCAGGTCAGCACCGCTGCTGCCCGGCCATGCAATTTCGAACTCATAGTTCCAGCCAGCCTTATTGCGGATATGGAACTTCTTGTTGTTCAGAGGGACGCAGCGAATGATACCTTCTTCCTCTTTGATTCGAGCAGACTCCTTCTGAAATTCCTCGAAGGTGCAGATGATGTCCGTATCACGGGGCTCCAGACCTTCTTGGAGGATACCCCAGTGTTTCGCTGCTTGGCTACCGATGATAAGCATTCTTCTCTCCTTACTGTTTGGCACAAAGTGCGGCATTGGGGGATGATTCCACACACCGATTGTAGCTGTCTAGGCTTGCATACTGGCACGAAGCCACAGAGATTGCAAGTACAGCCCAGAAAATAGGCCACAGGTTCACTTGGTTGCCTCCTGTACAGCAGCTTTGGCTACATCCTTCACTTGCTCGGCATCGATCTGCCCAACCTCTTCTTTGGCACGTTGCATCAGTTGCAGCATCATATCTTTGGCAGCAGAGCCCAGCTCACCAGCTACTTCAGAAGTTACTGCAGTTTCAGCAGCATAGGCACCAACCATGTACCACGAAGTCTCCTTATTTGGCAACATGAATGCAACCACCATGAGAGGCACAGCCCAACGGAAGTTCTTGGCACTTCTTACCCACATATCCTTCGCCTCTGCTTTAGCTTGAGTGTTATACTCACCGTTAACACAGTCGTAGTTGATGCCCAGAATAGCCCAGAATATGATGGAGATGGCCATCCCAATAAAAGCCAGAATCTTGATGCCGGGAACTGCGGTCATTACCAGCCAAACGATCAGTGCGAGAGTCATGTTTGTTTCCTCTTTGTGTTGTTAATGGGGTTATTCTACAATTACCCAAGTACCCGTGTCAATGTTTTTCCGTACCTCGCTTTCGAGGTATTTAGTCATGCCTCCACCAGTATGAGTCCAAGCGACTACCGCTGAGCCATCACCAACGATTTCGCAAGTGTAGGTATATGGCCAAGCTTTTGGGTTGGTGAGTTGGAACTGGAAACCCTGTGGAAGGGGTTTTTCAACTTCTTCAGCAGGTTTCACCTCTTCCACCATGTCCATCGCGTTGTCGCGGACATTGAAACTCTCTTTCTTCTTGGCCACCTCTGCCAGAACATCGGGGTCGAGGTGAGGATTGTAGATCGATGCACCCTTGTAGCGGAAGAACTCACGCATCTCGTGAATCTCAGCTTTCTCGATAGCACCGAACACGGCACCAACAATCTCTTGACGGCACATGAACGGGGAGAGGTAGGTCTTACCGCTCTTCCACGAGCACGGCTCTTTGGTGATCGAGTCGAGTGTGGTTGCTTCGATCTGGACGTACATACGTTCACCATCATCTTTCAGATGGATGATCCAGTCTGGTTTGTAGGTGATTGCAGAAACGATTTCTTTGATTTGCTCTACAGTCAGCTTTGCCATCTTTGAATCCTCGTGTTTGGTTAATGTGGCCATCATAAAGAAAAAGCCCGGAGGCGTCAACCCCCGAGCTTGATTTTATTAGCAGCCGCTGCCGTACCAGTGGTCGTCAGACGACTCCCATACGGGCTGATCCACGAACGCATTCATCTCGAATGTAAACGGAATGCCGTACTCGTCCGCAAGACGCAGAGCTTCGTGCAGATGATCATCAGCTTTTTGAACCAGTTCGTTGATGCGAGCTACTGCTTGTTCACGCGAAAATACCATGTTTCCTCCTCTTAGCAGCTGTTGGACGATGCCAGCCAGCCGTCGATGTTGTTACCCCAATTATCGTGGGTGTGGTGTGGGTCGAAGTTGCCGCCGTCTCCATATCCAGCAGGGCCTTCATAACGGAAACTGAAGTTGTTCTCTCGTGCTAGCTGAGCACACTCTTCATACAGCTCTGCAATTTTCTGCAGATTCTCGTTCACCTTGCGTACAGCTTCTTGGGCATCAGGTGCAATACCCCACTCGTACACTGCCATTAGATGTTCCACCCGTAGTCGTAGCCGTACTGAGCAGACTCTACCCACTCACAACCACCGCTCGGCTCCCAGAAAGCTTGAGGAGAGTAACGGCGCTCTTTGCCGTCTTTGCGGGTGTAGATGAACTCGATTTCCAGAGCTTCAGCCAAATCAACGGCCTCTTCCTCCAGACACTCAAGCTCACCTTCATCCTCTTCGGACTCAAGTTTGGCCACCAGTTCACGCAGCTTTTCCACCTTGCCTTGCACGTACTTGTTGCGAGACTCAGCAGCAGAGCGAGCACGCTCAGCGGCAGCTTCAGCATCGATGAAAGCTTGTTTCAGCATCTGTTCAACAGACATTAAGCACCTCCTAGAATAGTGAGCTTAGCCCATTGCTCACGGACATTGAAGCCAAGCAGTTGGGCCTTGGCATACGCAAAGGAGTAGAAGCCCCACTCCACCATATCGTTCATAGTGATCATTATACACCCCGCACACTGCACCACAGGCAGCTCAGGCAGAAAGAAATTGCACAGGTTGCGATCAGGTGCAAGCCGATAGCAGGTCCGATAATTCCGACAACAATACCAATTAATACACACTCAAGAAAACTACTCATACTCCCTCCTCAGCAGTAGCTGGATTGTTCCCACTGGTAAACACCGAACTCCTGATAACCATCAGAATATTCGAAGTACAGTCCAGCAGCGGATGCCTTACGTTTGCCCTCAACGATCAGAGCGTTGATCTGCTTTGCGAGCTGTTCCAGCTCAGCTGTTGCAGCCTTCTTCTTGCGCTCTTCCAGAGAGGAGAGTTTGTTTTGAATCTGTGTAAGCTGTTCCAGCAGCTCGCGTTCTTCTTCCAGCTCTGCGCTCATACTTCCTCCTTCAACGGGTGTTTGTGACTGGCCAAGCCAGAGTAATGTTCCAAGAGGATTCCGTTATCCTGCTTGAGACGCTTTCTCACTCGCTCAATCACTTTGATGTGTTCTGCAGTGTCAAGCACTTCTTTGCAAGGAACCCAGAGACGAGCCGCAAGCGGCCCATCCCCAAAGTTCTCCAGAATGACGCACTCAACCATACCTTTACTTGGCTTGCCCAACCACACTTGCGGGTGAGTGAGTGTGCGTAGATTCTTCTTGGACATGCCTACCTCAGCAATACATGCTACTGGAGTTCCAGTCTACCAGATGTGCCTTACGCAGGTCAACCTCTTCGCCTTCAACATCGATGGTGAACGGCAGACCATAACGCTTCGACAGGCTCAGAGCCTCGGCCAGACCATCCTGCAGCGAGGGGGTCAGCTCAGCCATACGTTGTACGGCAACCTGCAGCTCATCGTGGTACTCGGCCACAGCAGTTGGGTTGGCTTCCAACCACTCCTTGAATTCATCGATAGTGACTTCGTACTGGCCAGTCAGCTCAATACTCCAGCTGTCCCCGCCAAGCCAAGTGTTGTCGATATCGACACTTGCACCACGAATCCATCGACCATCTTCGTCGTAGAAAGATGCGTCCTCGTTACCGACTTCAATGGTGACGGCGTTGTCAGGAATTTGATGGCCCTTCGCCAGAGCGAGGGCCAGCGCCAGTTTACGTTCCATAAATCCTCCTTCGTTGGATGTAGAGCCCATCCTAACAGATAGGCTCTTGTTGTCAAGGATTACTTCGAGAGAAGCGGGATAACACCCTTCAACTGAGTCAGCTCGGTCTTCACCGCCTCGACCTCTGCAGCCAGAGCAATCAGGCGGGTTTCACGCTGACGGATGGCATCTTGCAGTTTGTCTTCCTGAGAACCGATGGTGACGCGCTTGTGCTTGGGCGCTTGACCAGCCTGCTTACGCTCACGTTCGGCCTGCTGCATGAACCAGCGAACACGACCTTGGTGCAGGTAGTAGTCCTTGCTGGAGCTGTGGTAGCCCAGAGCTTTTGCCAGATCACAAGGCCCCATCTTGCTCTCTTCCATCAGGTTGACGATGGCACGCTTGTCTTCTTGACTGAAGATGCGACCAACAGTGCCCCACTCGGAGCGAGCTTCGGCTTGGCGGTAGAGGTTGATCAGGGCTTTCTGTTTGGCGTTCAGTTTCATGGTGTTTCCTCCTCGTTGTTAGTTGATGTGGGGAAGCTTACGCCTCCCCTATCCGCTTGTCAACCCCTTACTGGCAGTTATCGCAACTCTCGACACGAGTGATGTCGCCACTGTTCCGCATCGAGTAGATGTAGTACAGGGATAGAATCTCCGGGTCGTTAAACGCAATGTGGTGAATCTTTGCGATGTACTCCGGTGTGTCGTTGCTGGTGAAGTATAGGTTAATGCTCTGTCCTTGGTCAATGTATTTCTGACGTTGGCTGCACAGGCGTAGGTGATCTTCCATTGGAATCTCAAACGCTGTACGGAACACTGCCTTCTCTTCGTCTGTCAGCCAAGTTACGTGCTGGACGCTACCCTTGCGAGCGTTCATATCCGCTACACACTGGTCAAAATCTAGGCCACGTTCCTTGATGATTTCCAGCAGTACCTTGTTCACACGGAAGAAGTCACCGCCAGCGGATTGTTTCACAAAGCACATGCCAACGTCAAGGCCGATACCCTCCGAAGCTCCAGCCATGAGTTCAGCTGTACTCTTTGTCGGCGGCATCATCAGCATGGTAGCGTTACGCTGACCAAGCCCAACACAGCCTGCAGGCTCACCCATCACCTCAGCCAACCAGCCGTTGGCCAGCTCTGCATCAGCACGGATGCCACGGAAGATTTCATCGTTCAACAACATAGCGTCGAAAGACGATACGCTCATTCTCTCACGTTGTAGCAGGGTATGGAAGCCCAGCACGCCACTTCCCAGTGCTCGGAAGTCTTTGGTGAACTTATAAATCTTCGCCATTGCCTTGCGATCTTGAGGCGTCATCTCATCCATGCACTCAAGGTATTCGCTGATGTTGCAATCGCTCATAACCTGACCGATGAACACGAGGTTTTGTGGCCAAGAGCGGTACAGCTCCAAGTTGTAGTTCAAGATCACGCAAGAGAATGTGTACTCTGCAGACGCGATCAGGTTTGTTTCCTGACACAGGTTACTAGCTCGCGCTCGCAGACCGGCACGTTTGAACGCCTTAGCCAGCTTACGGTTCATCTTGTCGATGAAGCTGAAGTAGCCTTTACCACGAGGCATCTTGACGCCAAGCATACGTGCAAACTTGGACAGAGCTGTCGGGTCTTGCTGGTTCATCTGGTAGATGAATTCGTCATCGATCAGCCAGCCCACGTTGTTGCTTTCTGTACGCTCATACAGGAAGTCCAGCACTTTGTCAAAGTCACCATGTTGCGGGCGAATCGAGTAAGCACAGCTTCCACGGCGGCTACCTTGTGCAACTTCCTCCATCACGTTGATGATGTCGCGGATTAGCGGCATAACACCCTTGGAACGACCACCACGGATAACATCGCCCTCGGCCGGCCAGTCGTCAATGCAGTAGCTGGTCCCGTGACTGTGTTTGGTCAGGATAGCAGCTTCTGTCAGGAAGTTGTAACGGTCATACAGGTTGTTCTCGACCACACCACCAGCACAGCTTACAGTTGTTCCACGCTTACGTAGACCAGCGTTAGCCAGCATAGGTGTGGACGGGCTAATAAAGCCATCCCAGAGCACTTCAAAGAAGACTTGCTCCCAATCCTTACCCGAGGTATACGGGTTGGTTTCCCACCATTCTGGGTACACTGTAGGGGCATGCTTGGCCATTGTCTTGGCCACCATACGGAAACGATCTTGAACAGTTTCACCTTCGAACGAATACTTATCGTAGAAGAGCTGGATGCCACCAGTTGTGTACCAAGGAGGGCATACGCCCTCCACAATTTGCTTCTTTCTCAGAGCAGAGTAATCAATCGACATTCAGTGCCTCCACATAACCACGAATAAATCCTGTTTCATCCCACGATGTTTCATATTCCATACCTACGCCCGGAGTGAAGAAGTCAATCATCTTGTAGGCGTAAGTTTGAGTTTCAAACCAATCCTGCACTGGCGAGGCGGCTCCGGGGAAAGCCTCTGGAACTTGAATTCGACGGCAGTATTCGTTGATTCTCACTTTCACGTAATCTTTGTAGTCTTGTGCAGACTGTCCATTCAGCATACCACCTGGAATAGCCAGATCAATGATACGGCATTCGTGCTCGTAAACGTGCTGGATAGCTTCCACCAGTCGCGGATAACGTACAGGATCATCTGCCAGACGGCAGCCAATCTCGCTGTAGTGCGTGTTGATCATCTCTGCCGCTAGCATCCCGTGCAGGTCTTCATCAATAGCACTCTGGTTTGTTCCACGAACAATTACCGGAATCTTGTTGTAGCCGTTGGCTTGGTGACTACGCAGAATGGAGAAGTTGCTGAACAACAGTGCAGTTTCGGTAAGACCGAACACAATCATTCCCTGCAGCTTATCCTCGCCCGACAATACTTCTTCCAGCCACTCTACGCGGGCTGCTAGCACAGGGTCATTGGCGTAAGCGATGTAGTCTTCATCCTTGTCCATACCAAGCTGAATGTTGATTTCGTTGTAGAACTCAGCGTGTACAGCCAGCTCAGCCATGCCCATCACAGAACATGCCAGCTTAACTTCTGGACGAGGGAATAGGGATGCTACAAGCCCTTGCCAGAACTCTTCACCGACAATCAGCTCGTATTTCAGGAAGAGCTGCAGAACGAATTTTACAGCATGGAGTTGGTGTGGCTCAAGCTCATACAGCAGTTGCATACGGTCTAGTTCAACCTTCATCTCAGAGGCTGTCCAGAACTGTTTCTCAAGCTGCTTGTTTGCAAGCTCCACAATCTTTGGATAGTGACGTGCGTAACTCGCAGTCGGTGTCATCAATTTCGATGTACGATTAAAAGCAGAGGGCTCAAACTGAGCCCCCGAAAATTGTCTTGCAGTTGTCATGATATTCCTTAATCGAAGATCGTTTCTTGTGTACGCGATGCGTGCATGGTGCGAAGTGTATGACGTAGGCTAGCATCTTTTGTGGCTTCGATTCGAGCTTCAATAGAAGCGTAGCCGCTCTTCAGCCACTCTTCATCTGTCCGCTCTTGTCCTTCAAAACGCTGCCCATTCACCACTTGGTTTCTGAGATTGCGGTGAGCAACTACCACAAGCTCATACTCTTTGTCAATATCCATGCCGTTACGGAATAGATGTTGACGAATCTTTTCTTGATCTGCTTCGGCAAAGGCTTCTTTGAAGCCATCAACGTAAATCAGGTCACTTACACTCAGGTTAAAATCTGTCATTACTCTTGCTCCTCATATTTCCAGCAAGTATTTTTGGGAATCAGTTGTCGGTGCTGAATCCAACCTTTGAAGTTACCGGACCAGTAATTCAAGTCCACATCAGCATGAGTCACACCTTCCTCGGTATCTCGATAGTCTGATTCGACTACAAACGGATAACTCATCGGTGTAGCCTGATGTTCAAACGGACTGGCATGTACTGGCTCACTCTCCACCAGACGTTGGTAGATTGTGCGGGCTTTGTCCAAGCTGTCATCCAGTTTGCGGTAGCTCACTTGAGCACAGCAACTAGAGCTGATAGCTAGAGCATCTTCCAATGAAGTTTCCATCGTTTGCCCTTCATGTTGGCAGAAATACACTTGTTGACAGAGATTACCCTCTTCGTCGTTAAGTAGCATGGTGTCCGCATAAGGCAGATGCCACATCCCCGGAAGAAGCGTCTGTGCTTCGCTTGCTTGCAACGCTTCCCACATTCTCTCTGCCAGCTCTTTGATTTCAGGCTGAGCGTCTGCATGCTTACGCAGCCAGAAGAAGTTATCAAACTCTGTAGCAGTTACAACAGTCTTCATCCATTGGAATGGCTCCAGAATTCGGTTGACAATCTGCTTGTGAGCATCGTAGTACGCCATCGATTCAGCACATTTTGCTGCCATTGTTGCAGCTGTATACCACTGACCCTCTACAGCACTCAACGCAAGCCCAATTAACTCTTCCTTTGCCTGCATACCGGGTTGATTCTTACCCCAATGGATAGGAGCTGCAGGCGACTGTCTAACCATCTCAATCATCTTGGCAACAGGGATGGCTCGGCTGCTGGCAGCGTTGCGGCTGAACAAGCGGTGAGTCATCAGCTCCGAGTGGATGAAGCGAGGATACTCAAGTTCAAAAGTGACAATCTCTTGCCCGCTCGGAGAAACACTGTGTGCAATGATAGTTGCCTTGATCACTGCAGCACCTCCAGAATATCTTTCGGCTTGTTCCCAATCACAGTGTGGGTAGTTTCACCATCACTGATAATTGTGGTCGGAACACTACGTACACCATACTCACGCATCAACAGGAAGCTTTCACTTTCGTGGCAGTTCACTTCCTCAAACTCCACACCAGCTGCAGTTAGCGAAGCCTTGAGCGGCTTGCAGTTTGCACAATCTGGGGTGCTAAAAACAGTTACTTTCATACTCCGGTACTCCCAAAACCTTGTTCGCCTCTAACTGTGTCAGACAGTTCATCGGCAAACTCAAAACTTACTTGCTGCACAGGCAGGATCATCCCTTGTGCAATTCGATCACCGATGTTGACATCCATCATCTGGATACCATCGTTCATCAGTTTGACCATCACCTCTCCGCGATAGTCACTGTCGATCACGCCAACACAGTTGGCCAGACGGACGTTATTCTTGAACCCGTGGCTAGAGCGAGAGAACACAAGCATAACATGGTTCTCTGGAATCTCAAAAGCCAATCCGGTTTTGATTACCATACAGCCAGCGTGCGGGTAGAGCATACCCGCTTGAACGCTGTGGAGGTCGAATGCTGCGGCTCCAGCACTAGCATAAACCGGGGTTTGTGCTAGCGGATGTAGTTTCTTAATCTTCACTTGCATTGGCTTTCTCCTGTACAACTAGACGCTCACCAAAGAATACAACCTTCTCCGCGTCATAGAGCCCATCGGTGTAGCCTTTCTTGACCTTACCTTTACGAGCCGCTGCTCGACGCCAGATGGCTTTGAAGGCGTTACCTTCTGCGTAGTTCATACCCAGAGCTTCGATGATATCGTTGCACTCTGCGTCATACGGCTCCACGCCCGGAGTGGTTGGGTTTTCAATGCGAACTGTGTAATAGCTAACGCTGCCTCCGGTGTACTCGGCTGTCTCAGAAGCCTCTTCTACTTCTTGAGATGGTGTCTCAACTCGGACTGCTTTCTTCAGCCAGTCTTGTTTAAAGAGCCACCGGCCAGCGTTTGGAAAACGTAGCTCTATGTAATCGTGCGTGATAGTCTCTACAGTTCCGACCTTACCAACAAATAGTTGAAGAGTGTCTACGTAGAACTGCCAAGAGGAGACTACTTTCTCTACGAACGCTTCATCACCCACTCTGAGATTCATCGGCTACCTCCTGTGCAACAATCGCTGCAACGCCAAGCAGTTGGCGAAGGTGTTCACTGAACGCTTCCACAGCCACCAGAATGTCTAGGGCTCGAACGTCTTGGAACTTCTCATCTTGCAGCATGGTTTCGATTTCAGTCACAACCATCAAGACATGCTCTCGATTTGGTTGGAATGTGGTTTCAGCTTCTTCTACCAGAGAAGCAGCATCTTGGATTTCTCCGAGCACGGTAATACCTCCTTCTGTTGTGTGGATGTGTGAATTGTAGGGCCTTTCGGCCCCACATGTCAATAGATTTCTGTAAGTGGAATTGGAAATCGATTTACTGTGCCATTTCTACGAAACAGCCTGTAACCATATTCGCAATATCCACACAGCTCCCATTTATCAGGCATATTTTTCTTTCAGGAACTTGAGCGACACAGGCATCGGCAGGCCAAAACCATCCTTCACCTCGTGCAGCATGACCAAGCCACGGAAGTGGTTGTTTCCTTGGTAGCCTTTGTAGTCTTCATCGTGCTCATAGCAAGCGCCGTTGATCAGGCCAAGGCGCATCTTGCCGTCCAGTGTAGGCTGCATCGACATATCCAACACTTGCTTGTGACCTACCACAAACGAGACGCCTACGTTCTTCAGCTGGCTAGCTGCTGTACCACCATACGGACGGCCAGTGAACGGGTTGGCAAGGTAGTGAACAAAGTGAATACCCTCTACCACAGCAGGCTTCAGGAATGGGTAAACTTCCCATCCAAACTGCTTCAGGTTGAGCGTTTCAGTTCCTACAAAACCTTCCAGTGCTGGGTCTTCCTTGGACATACGGTCGAAGCGATCTTCGTGGTTGCCTGTGCAGAAGATCATCTCCGGGCTGTACACTTTCTTGCGGAAGCGACGTTGTTGACTCTGCAGTTTGCGTAGCGGCTTGATCAGGTTACGCATACCTTCCATACCAGCCTCAATATCGAGCACCAGACGGCGCCCTTCGGCAGCTCGTGTGCCCTTATCGTAAGACGACAGGCTTTGGAAATCGAAGTGATCGCCAATATGCACTACAACATCTGGGCGCTTGTCAACGATATATTGACCAATCCACGTCATGTAGTCGAGATTGACACCCGGCTTGCATTGCGTGTCTCCAATTACGAGAATTTTCTTACTCACTATCTTCCTCCTGTACTACTGCCCAATGTTTGATGGCATGTTTTGCTATTGTGCGTTCCAGTGCAGTTTGAGCGTGTCCTTTCTTTCGCCACTGGCTCTTGCCTGTTGGATCATCAACCAGATAATCACCAGAAACATGCTTCACTCTCCATACCTTACGTTTCATGCTTTGCTACCTCCACAATCTGACGGCGACGATGCGCCTGATTGGAGCCTGCGACTATACCACGTTCCGTCAGCCACGCAACGTCTTTCTTCAGCTTAATCAATGAGATAGCGAGCTTTTCAGCCTTGGCTTCAGCGAATGTGATGCCTTGCTTTTCAGCATAGCTCTTGATCTTGTGGCATGTTTTGCACACAACCTGAAGATCATTGAAGGACACCATGATCATAGCCTCGATAAAGGCCCTCAAATCGTCCATAGAACGCAGGGAGTGATTACCCTTGAGGTGATCTACCTCCACATCCTTGAACGGTGTCTCAGCGCCGCATAGGGCGCATACGCAGCCTTTGACTGTGGGGTGTGTCTTCTTGCTGCGGGGATTGTTGTTGACGATCTGTTTTGTGTTCTGCCGTAGAAACTCCAGCTTCACTGGATGCTTCTTCCACAAGCCAGCACGGATGCCACCCCTCACCCAACTCATGAACTTAGCCTCTGTTGGCCAAATCAGGGTGTGTTCTACCCAAGGTTCACTCATAGTAGCCCCATCTTCTGCAGAACATCGCCAGCATCAACT